AGAAGGCTATGCGCTGTCCATCATTGAACAGCCAATGCCTGAAGTAGAAAGCGTTTCAATTTTTGATCTGTACCCAGATCCCTATTGCACCTCACTAGATGACTGTGATGGGTTGTTCCGCCGCCATGTTTTAACACGCCGACAGTTTAGGGAGCTAGCAGATCTACCTCAGTTTGATTCCTCAATGGTCAAGTATCTTCTAAAGACCAACCGATCTGGCAATCATGTGGAAGAAGAGCATGAAAGAACGAGAAGACGTATAGCAGGAATTAATGAGCATTCCGAATCTAATAGATTTGAGGTTATGGAGTTTTGGGGTTGTGTCGATGGTTACGAGCTAAAAGAGCATGGCGTAGAAATTCCTGAAGACGCAGATCTTTCGTCTGACTTTAATGCTTGTGTATGGATATGCAGTGGCAAGGTTATTAAAATAATGCTCAACCCAATTGCGGGTTATGACATCCCTTACCATATTTTCCCATACGAGCGTACACCGCACCAGTTCTGGGGTACAGGCGTACCTAGAATGATGCGTGACTCGCAAGGCACGATGAATGCCGCCACAAGAATTTGGCTAGATAATTTAGCCATGTCTTCAGCCCCAATGGTTGAAATTAATACTGACCTGTTAGCGGCTGGAGAAGATCCAACAGACATACATCCTTGGAGAGTATTCCTTCGTGAGGGTGGTGATGGCTCAATGCCAATGGTTCGTTGGTATCAGCCGGTGGCTAACGCTAACGGTTTAAATCAAATTGTTGAGATTTTCCGCAGATTTGCGGATGAAACAACCAGTTTACCGTCATATACCCACGGTGAGCAGACAGGCGGATTAAACAAGACAGCTACAGGCATGTCTATGTTGATGGGTGCGGCAAATGTTGCACTTAAGTCTACGATTAAGAATATAGATGACTTTTTAATGAAGCCAATGATTACCGGATTATTTCACTGGAATATGGAATTTGGCACAAATCAAAAATCAAAAGGCGATCTGAGGATTGTCGCAAGAGGAAGTACTGCTCTTGTCCAAAAAGAAGTACAAAGCCAGCGTTTATTGCAGTTCCTCTCGCTGGTATCAAACCCCATGGATGCTGGATTGGTGGATCGTAACCAACTACTGCGCGATATTGCTCAGTCAATGGATATTGATCCTGATGAAATTGTTAAGTCAGAGGAGCAATTAGCTCTTGAACAGCAACAACAAGCGGCACTCCAAGCTCAAATGCAACAAGGCGCAATCGCAAGCGGTAATGAGGCTCTCAACGAGCCAAGAATGGCTCCACCTCAGGGAGCTTTTTGAAGCCAGATTTGCGGATGCTCTAGAAAGGCTAGAGAAAGCTGACGAAAAGAATTTTAAGTTTGAGCAAGGCAGACTCTCCGAGTTACGTTTTTTGCTTGAACTTGAAACGAGCGCGAAAGCGCATTTAGACCACTCGCGGAACCTGAAAAGGACAACCGCAATAGACTAGCGAATATCCCTAATTTACATCAGGGACTCGAAGGAAAAAAATTATGTCAAGAAACGACCCAGATCGTCTAGAAGCAGAAGCTAATGAGTTGATGAAGCAAATGACGAAAGCTAAAGAAGGAACCCCAGAGACCGATCAATCTCAAGCGGAGACTCCAGAAGAGCCGGAAGAGTTGCAACAGGAAGCCCCCGACCTAGAGGACAAGGCTGAGACCGTAGCAGAAGAGGAGACAGTATCTGAAGATCAAGAAAGCGGTGAATCTGAAGATATGTCGTTGGCTTTGAAAAAAGCCGAAAAAGCAATGAAAGGCGCACAGTCGAGAATGACGAAAGCCACGCAAGAAGCGGCTGACTTGAAGCGGCAAAATGCCGACCTGCTCAAAAGCCTTGCGGAGCTTAAAGTTCAAGTTGTTGAGCAACAGCGAGATGATGGAAAGCTTGCACAGTTAAGGGAAGATTATCCTGACCTTGCAAGTCCACTGTTAGACGAACTGAAGCGAACACAGGACGAGGTTAAAGCCCAAAAAGAAGCCCTTGATAAGCAAGAGCAGAACAAGATAGATGAACGGAATGATAAAGCCGCTGAGGCTCATTTTGGTCGAATACATGCAGAACATCCTGATGTAGATTCCATTGTGGAGTCCGCCGACTGGTTGAACTGGCTGGAAGATCAAGATACTCAGACTAAAGACTGGATTCAGACTGGCTCGTCTAACGATGTTAATACTGTTCTTTTCAAGTTTAAGGACGACATGGGTTATAAGCCGCCCACACCGCGAGAGCGGGTTCTAGAGAAAGCAAAATCGGTTGCAGAACCGAAGATGCCAAAATCTCGAAAACCTACAACAAAAGGTGGAGCTAAAAACTACACCGTCGATGAGATCATGCGGATGCCTAACCATGTATTTGAAGAGCATCAGCAAGAAATTCTCAAGGCGATGGAAGGTGGCAAGATCCGCCGATAACTTCTTCTCAAACACGGAATTGCTGGAGAGACAATTAAAGGTATAAGTAAATGTCTTTTTCACAATTTTCAACAGGCGCTACTTCTGAGGTGAATTTCATCCCAGAGGTGTTTAGCAAGCTTTTGCAAGCTAAATTTTATAAAAAGTCTGTACTTCCTGCGATCTCTAACACTGATTATGAGGGTGAAATCTCTGGTCAGGGTGAAAAGGTAACAATCCGTACAGTTCCTGCTGTAACTATCAACGACTATGCTGGCACGATCACAACTCAAGAGTTGACTACTGCCAAAGTAGAAATGTTAATTGATAAAGCTAAGTACTACAGCTTTAAGGTTGACGATGTATTGGCGGCTCAAGCTGATATCGAGTTACTAGAGAAAGCGTCTAGCGATGCTTCTGAAGGTATGCGTATCGCTGTTGAGACTGACGTATTGTCTGCTTCTGTTACTGGAGCAACTACAATCGGATCTCAGACTACTGTTACTGCGTCAAATATCCTGACTTCAATTCTCGACATGTCTACTACTCTTGACACGCTCAACATCCCTGAAGAAGGTCGATATATCGTTCTTTCTCCAGAGTTCGTTAGCTTGCTCAAGCAGTCAGAGTTACGTCAGGCGTACTTAACTGGTGATTCTACCTCACCTCTTCGTAACGGTAAGGTTGGTATTGTAGATCGTTTCACTGTATATCAGTCAAACATGCTTTACACGCCAGCTTCTGGTGCTGACAGCGGCTACACTCACGTTCTAGCTGGTCACCCTAAAGCTCTTTCTTTCGCGTCACAGTTCACTAACACTGAAACTGTTCGTATGGAAAGCACTTTTGGCGATCAAGTTCGTGGTCTAAAAGTTTACGGCTCTAAGGTCGTTACTCCAGACGCACTTTGCGTAGGTAAGTGGACTTAGTAGTCCAACTGGATAGGGGGGGCAACCCCCCTGTTTTAATGATAGAGGTCAGGCATGACAGGAACTAAAACCAAAAAAGATGAGATTTTTGAAAAGGCGCAAGAAGAGTTTGGCACAAAGCTAGACCGAAGGCTGACGCTTTCCCAGCTTGAAGATCAAATGAAATCCTTAGCGAGAGATAAGAAAAACCCTCCTAAAGAAATTGAGAAGCTCATCCCCAAAACGGTAAAAAACGTCATTACTGGTAATGTTTTTGATTACAACCCTTTATTTAAGGGTAACCCTGACTTGCAAGTAATCGAGTGGGAGAACACTGATGGCAACAACTAAGGTTGTAGATATTCTAGACCGCGCTAGCATTATCTTGCAGGACAGCACTAACGTCCGATTTCCAAACGCGGAACTATTAAAATTTTTCAATGATGCCCAGCGAGAAGTTGTGCTTCATCGACCAGACGCCAAAATGGTCAATGCGACTTTAGCTTTAGCGTCAGGTAGCAAACAAACACTTCCCGCCACAGCTTTACGTCTTATAGAGGTAATTAGAAATGTGAGCGGGAGGGCAGTTACTCAGGTAGCTCGAAGAATTCTAGATGAAACTTTGCCTAACTGGCATGAGACTACTGCCGGAACCAATAAAATTGAACACTATGTTTATGATGCGGCTGACCCAAAAAACTTCTATGTGTACCCAAAAGCTGTTTCGGGAACTCACTCATTAGAGGTTGTTTATAGTTCAGCAACGTCAGACATAGCAATCAGTGATTTTTCAACAGATACAACCGTTATATCGATAGACGATGTTTACGCGAACTGCTTATTAGACTATGTCCTTTACAGGTCTTATCAAAAAGATTCTGAGTTTGCTGGCAATGCCCAGCGAGCGATGATGCATTATCAAAGTTTTGCTAATGCTTTAGGCGTAAAAACTCAGGCTGATAGCGCAGTAACTCCATTCCCAGACAGTGCAGGTAGAGGCTAGTGAAATATTCTGATTTTTCTCCATATGTGCGCCCAGAGGTGCAAGGTTGCCCCGATTTTGTTTTAGAGCGAGCGGTGAGAGATTCAGCTATTGAGTTTTGTCGGCGAACGGATATTTATACACCGGAACCAGAGTTTCTTACGATTATTAGCGGACTCAATGAGTATGCAGTATCACTGCCTACCGGAACAGAGTTAAACCACATTTTAGATGTTTTCAATGACAAGGTTGCCTTAGAGCCTATTAGCTACAATCAGCTTTTATTAAAGCTAGGCGATGAGAATACCACTGGAACTCCTAAGTATTACGCGCAGAGAGATAATGCCGACTTTTATGTTGCGCCAATCCCTGCTGATGCAGACTCATTTAGAGTGCTTTACTCCGTTAAACCCACCTCATCCAGCACCAGTATTCCCGACACGATTGGTAAAGAGAATAGAGAGCTAATTTCTCATGGGGCTTTATACCGCCTTCAGATGATGTCAGGTCAACCATGGTCAAACCCTTCAGCCGCAGGTTCTAATAAGCAACTTTTTGAGCGTGAAGTGGGTCGGGCTATTCGTCAAGTTAAGTACGGTTTTTCTGGTGGATCTCTTACTGCTAAACCGAGGGCATTTATCTAATGGCTTATTTGACTACGATTGATCTTGTTTCCAGCGACCAATTACCGGAAATTGAGATAACACTTAAAGACTCTAACACTGCGGCAAGTGGATCTATTCTTGACCCTGATGATGCAACTACATTTGCTCCCCTAAACTTAACTAGCGGCACAGTTAGAATGAGAGTCAGAAAAGTTGGATCGACTACCTTAACGGATACTTTGGTTGGAACTGTAACCAACGCTACTGAAGGAAAGGTTACCTTTGTTTTCAACAGTGACACTTTAGCCTCTAGCGGAGTATTAGAAGGCGAAATAGAGTTTTCCGATTCTCAGAGCCGAACCCAAACGGTAGTTGACCTTATAAAGTTCAAAGTCCGATCACAGTTCGGGTAAGACGATATGGCGATCCGAGCCAGTATCAATTACAGGTCACTTGCGCTAACGGCTTCTTTTCGTAAGCTAAGTCTGACTGCAAGAATTCCTACAGCAACGGCTGTGGTAACCGAAAAAAACCTGCATATGGATGCTTCATACAGAAGCATTTCTACTGATATTGGTTACACGAAGCTTGAGGCTTTGGCAAGCTGGCAAAATCTCTTCATGCATGACATTACAGTCAATGCAGAAAGAACAATTTACACGTTTAATGATGCAGTACCGTTTTTAGAATTGACCGAAATGGATGTAGGTCTTGCCTTAGGAGATAGTTTTTCCTTCTCTGAGGCAATGGCAATGTCTCTTGATGTTGTAAAAGCTGACACCTTCCCTATGATCGAAAGCATCTACACTGAGCTTACGATGTTTAGGAATCTCAGTGACCAGCAGTCGATCTCTGACAGTTCAGTAATGTCTGTACATTCTGCTCAATCGGATCAGTCGCAGATCATAGATACCATATCGCTAGCGATGGCGTTTGGTAGGTCATTTGATGACTTAGTTAGTTTTGCCGATCAAGCTACTTTCGGCACATCTAAGATTGAATCAGACTTGGTGTCCATGGTGGAAAATGTTTCGTTTTCCGCCGCTACTGGGATATCTGACTCTGTAACCATAACAGAAGCAATTATAGCGACAGTCGGACAAATAAGATTAGACTCATTTGGCATGTCAGAGTCGCTGTCCGTGACTAGACCACCGTTTACGTTTACGCAGTCAGGCGATGTTGTAACTGTTACTGGAGAGCCTGAGGACACGTTTGGGTTTAGTGATAGTAATGTATTTAATGTAAATAAAGACTTACAAGATACGTTTACATTAGATGATTTCAGTCAAGTAGATAAGCACACGACTGGCGTAAAAACCAATGTTTATCAATTAACTGATATTTTAAGCCTGTCCTTAAGTAAAGCGTTAGAAAATCAGGAAATTACCTTGACCGAGCAACACTTATTTGCTTTGTCAAAACCCGAAACTGACGCTATAATTGTATCTGAAACTCTGCTTCTTTCCGCGTCAAAAGTAGCAGATGAGCAACTTAGTCTTAATGACGTTACCGTGCTGTCTCCACGGAAATCGGTTTCTGACAGCGTTAGTTTGTCCGACAATTTTAGTTTTGAATCTGTAGTAGCTAGTTCGGTTCTTAATAAAGGTCTTGTCGGCAACTTGCTTTTGAATGCTGATTAACCGGAGATAGACCCATGATCCACGATGATCTAAAAATGAAAGGGCGTCTTACCGTCCTCCTAACAGCCCCAGATGGAACTGTTAAGCAAAAAGAAGAAATTGACAACCTAGTAGTTACTACCGGAAAAAACTTCGTCGCTTCTCGCATGGCTGGAACTTCAGCTAGCGTAATGAGTCATATGGCAATTGGAACCTCATCCACTGCCGCAGTTGTCGGAGATACAACTTTAGGTTCTGAGGCGGCACGAGTGGCTTTAACCAGCACTACCGCATCAGGAAACGATGTTGCTTACGTAGCGACTTTCCCCGCTGGAACCCCTAGTAGCGCAACCTCAGTAGTTGAAGCTGGAATCTTGAACGCATCCTCTGGAGGCACTTTACTTTGTTTAACAAAATTCAGTGTTATTACGAAGGGTACACAGGACAGTTTAACAATTACGTGGACGGTTACCGCTAGCTAGGAGCCTTAAATGGGCATTAAGTTTTCAAACCTAGCTAGCACTACGCTGGCTAGTGGCGTTTCTAGCTCGACAACGTCGATCAGTGTTACCAGCGCAACATCATTCCCTACGTTGGGGAGTGGTGATTACTTCTATGCATCCATTGGAATAGGATCTGCCTCAGAGGTTGTGAAGGTAACGTCAATATCAGGCACTACCTTTACTGCTGTAAGGGGTCAGGATTCAACCACTGCAATCAGTCACTCTTCAGGTGCGGAGATAGCTTTGCGGGTTGTGGCGGCTACGCTTGAAGACTTAAGAGATGCTACGGACAATTACACCACTTACTCTGCGGGGACAGGTGTGTCTCTGTCTGGCACTACGTTCAGCCTCACCGATACAAACTCTAAACTAAACCTATCTGGCGGCACTCTCACAGGCGGACTGTCAGGAACGACAGGTTCATTCTCAGGTAGCGTGACAGCCAGTGGAAGTATTACAGCATCTGGAAACTCTAACAGCTTTGGCAATACAACTTTAGGCACAATCAATAGCGGTGCAATTACAAGCAATGGCAACTTAACTATTAAAGGCGATAATGGATTTAATGCTAGTAATGAAACAGCAAGTCTTTATTTAGGAGACACAAACTCTGAAATCAGAGCAACATACAATGGCGGGACTAAGTTCTTCTTAAACGGCACAGACCGCATGGAGTTGGAGGGTTCTACAGGTAACCTCAATCTAAAGACTGGCGTATTTAAAGTCAACAATACCACAGTAATAGACTCTAGTACAAATATCACAGCAGGAACAGTAGCAGGAACAACGGCTGATTTTTCAGGCAAGGTAGAGTTCCAAGGAACTGCGGCTATTGAAGGCGGCACTGCTGGGTCAGGATATGGAGTCTTTAAGGGCTATACAAGCAACGATAACCATTTTATTGCCGTTCGCGGTTCTGTTGCTACAGGCTCATCAACTCCTAACCTTACAGGCGCACATCAGACCACTTTTGTTGAACACGCAGAGAATAACGATACTACTGGATGGTATTTTAAGAGTAGACAAACAGGCACTTATCAAGAGATCGCTAGGATTACTAGAACTGGCGGTATGCACCTACAGGGCAATAAAGTATGGCATGCAGGTAACGATGGCTCAGGCTCCGGCTTAGATGCAGATTTGCTGGATGGTCAGCATGGGTCATATTATTTACCCACTACTGGCAAGGCCGCTGACTCAGAGAAGTTAGACGGTCTAGACTCGACAGATTTTAAGCAAGATAAATGGTACACATTCACCGTTGGAGGGGATTTAGACAAGTTTTACCCCGCATTATTTACAGTCACAAGTACAGGTTATTACTCCGCCGAAGAGTTAGAAATTTCTCAAAGCAACGTACATCAGAACGGTAGTTCACATGGTGCTTTTTGGGCTAAGTTTGGAATAAACATCACTGGTTGGGGTCATATCCCTCAAGTATTGACTCTTCGCGAATACAGTAAGTCTGGAAATACTTATATTTCTAGGATGGCAAGTACAGATCATGCGACAAGTAGAGTTGGCATCTGGTTACGGGGCAGTACTACCTACGCATATAGGTCTAACAATGGCGCTATTTTAAATGGGGTTTTCTGTACCGATCATCAGCCGTATAAGTCATACGACAACTCGAACGATGCATACGACATAACAATTACGCACGACACAAGCGTTCAAGACTCAATCTTCAACGATAGTATGCATTCGGGTAAGTTTATCAACACCCAAAATATCGGGACTTACGCATGGACGTCTAGCAACGACGGCGCTGGCTCTGGCTTAGACGCAGACTTATTAGACGGATACCACGCTAGTCATTTTGCAACAGCTTCTAGCATACCAAGTGTAGGTAACGGCACTCTAACCATAAACACCTCTGGTAGTGCTAGTGGTGGCGGTACTTTTACTGCTAACCAATCTGGTAATACTACTATTACTGTCACTGGTGCAACGATACCTACCTCACTTCCAGCGAACGGTGGTAATGCAGACACAGTAGATAGTCTTCATGCATCTTCATTCTGGAGATTTGACACTGCGAATAACGGTGCTATCAGGTTTAACACTACTGAATATGATTTTACAAGTACATATAATCCTTCACAGCAAGGAGTACCAAACTCTATACGTCTCTGGAATCACTACACGCAAACTAACGCTCCCGCGACATATGGACAGTTATTAGATTTGTATGGAATGACAGGTCATTGGCGTCACCAATACCATATGCTTGGTACAGATTTAAGATTTAGATACGGCACATACCCTTTAGCAACCGCTGGATGGTCTAGCTGGTATACACAGTGGCACTCAGGCAACGATGGCT